ATTTTAAAACATTGTTTAATAATTCAGTCTTAACTTCTGAAATTAATTTTTCAGAAAAAGGTAGATTTAAAATTGATAGTTTAATAGAAAAACCCCTAACATAAGTTAAGGGTTTTTTTAATTTAAAATAATAAAGTTTATACTACTAAAGCTAAAAATGCTGTTATAGTTGCAGGATCTAAACTTGGTGCAAACTCTTTGCAAGTTGCAACACCTGTTAAAGTATATCCGTTTAAATCTGCTTTTGCTCCTCCCGAAGTAGAATCAACAGTCCAATCAATTGCATCGTCAATTCCAACAACTTTATACTCTCCGTTTCTTGTTTTAATAACCGCCATAGAATAACCAGCCGTTAATAAATTAAATTCTGCACTTGTCGCCGCATCTGTTTTCTTCAAAACAATAGTAAGCGTTTGTGTGTTAATTGCAGTTCCTGTATTTCTGTCCGAAGGTTTATTTTCAGCAAAAATATTGCCATCTCCTTCAAGTTCATACTCATAAGCTGCTGTTAATAATGGGTTTATTGCGGTAGCTAAACCCGCTGCAACCGTGAAAGAATCTTCTAAGCCATTATAAAGATAAAGTTTAGAGTTTCCCCCAACACCATCTTTACATACTTTAAGCCTTCCTTGTGTAATATCACACGCCATATTTTATAAGGTTTTAAAAAGGGCTAAATTAATAGCCCTTTATGTTATTAATTATGCTCTGTATAGAACGATTTCTCCTCCGTATGCGTATTGAACGCCACCCGTGAAAACTACTTTCATTCTTACAGTTCCAGATAAATCACTTTCATCTTGGTCTTTTACTCTGATTTCGTTAAAATCCGCAGTTAAACCAGTTCCGAAAAATACTTGGTTTTTGTCATAAGCTACCATCGTGTTAGCATTTAACCCTTTGATTTCAGTTAAAGTATAACCTTCAAAATCAAACTCAGATGGCTTTAAGAAAGTTCCGTTTGCTCTTGCTTGTGTTCCGTAAGCTCTTTTGATTGCTCTAATTACGTTAGTAGATACACCCATTACAACACCAGCACCACCGATAACTTCGTCAGGAATAGCATCAATAAATTTACCAAGTTCTGCTTCTACGTTTGCAGCAGTAATAGCTACTGGAGTAGCAACATCAATAACCGCTGCATCCAATAATAAAGCAGGAATTAAACCGTCAAAATTTCCTGTTGCACCGTCGCCCTCCCAAATATCTACATCAATTTTTCTTGCGATACGTGTTCCCATATCTGCTAAAATAGCTGCTTGTTCTGTTTGAGGTAGGTTGTCATTATGAGCTGAGAATCCCATTTGTGAAGCCGTCCATAATTGTCTAAAATCTTCTTTACATAATTCAGAATCCCATTTAACCTTTTTAGGGTTTAATTCTTTTTCAGATAAAGTAATAGAACCCGCTGGAGTGAATCCACAAGAATAGTCTACGAATCCCGCAGCCGTTTCTATTTTTCTAATAAATTGAGGAGATACTACGTTAGGTAGTACAGTTACTAAGTTTTCAGAAATAGTATTTGCTTCTTTAATCATTTCCGCAATATACTCTCCTGCAACTTCTCCGACAAAATTCGTTGTTACATTTAATGCTGTAGCCATAGTTTTATAATTTGTTGTTTAATCTTTGTGTTAATGTTAATTTTGTTCCTGATTGCGTTGGCGCACTCTTTGGTGTTCTCGCTGCTGGTTGTTCAGATAATTTTACAATCTGTTCTTTTAAAGTTTCGTTAGCTTTTGTAAGTTCTAAAAACTTAGCGTCTAAATCAGCCGTGTACTTAATTAAAACCGACTTAACAGCGTTAGCAATTTCGCCCGCTTGTGCTTCTGAAATATTGTTCGTTGGTTGTGCCATTTGTGCAGGTTCAGCAGGTACGTCTGCTGGAGTTTCTTCTGCAAGTACATCTTTTACTTCTGCAACAATTCCTTCTTCAGCTACAACAATAATTCTGTTGTCGTCTGTTTCGTGTTCTCCAACAGGTAATGGCATTCTTGAGCCATCTTCCATTGTTACCCATACGGCAACACCTTGTGCTAACTCCTCGCCTTCATACTCGAAAGCAATTGAGCCATCTTTTGAATTTACGCTACCTAATTTTATTTCTACTTTGGCATCTTCTTTAGAAAAAACCATTTCGAAACCCTTTTGGATAGCTTCTACAATTTGATTTGACATATTAATATTTGATTTTAAATTTACTTCTTTTAATGAAAGCATAGCATCTATACTGAACCCTTGCACCTTACCGCTTTTTACAAAGTTGTTCCAAATTTCGTCGCTATCGACTTTCATAGTTGCAATCCACGAACCCTTAGGATAACTAAAGCCAAAATTTGCACTTTTATCTTTGTCGCTATCTTCAACAATCCAACTTTCAACAAATGTAACACCTTCAATTCTTTGCTTAGTATCGTGTTCTATTGTACTGTTTTTTTGGTGGCTTTGTTTAAAGAAATTATAAGATAAATCTTTTATAGTTTCTTCGGAAAATGTTATATTAAATTCCTCTCCGTTTTGGTTTCTGTAAATTGGCTTATTTGGTTCTAAAACTAAACCCATTAAAATTCGCTGCTCTTTGTCAACTTCTTTAAATTGGATTTGTTCGTCTTTACTTAAAGCAATAAATAAACCCTCCATCGCTGGATTTTCTACTAAAGAAATGCCATAGACACCACTTACTTCTTCGTTAAATATTGCTTCGTATGTTTTCATATATTATTAAAACTATTTTTTACTTGTTTTGTTACAAAATTATTTAATTATTTTTATTTAGATTAATTCTAAACTGTTCCCTCGCTTCTTGAATTTCTATCTAACTCTTGTTGACTTGTTACATTACCCGATACTACAAAGGCTTGTATTGGTTGTCTTTCATTTGCTAAACTTTCTGCTATTTGATTGCTTCCTGTTCCTTGTACTAAATTAAAACTTGGTGCTGGTGGTGCAGCTGGTACGCTTGCGCCTCCTCCTCCTGTTCCTGTTTCAATTGGTTTGGTCGCTAATATTTTCTTTACGTTTGCTAATCCACTCGCTACGGCAACACCAGCCATTAATGGACCAAGTACAATTCCCGCAGGACCACCAACACTTGAACCCGCTGCATAGGCAGCCGTTGCACCTTTGTAAGTGTCCATAATAGTCTGTGCAACTGCCACACCTTTTGCTAAGTCGCTTCCCTCTTTTGCTAAACTTCCTAACAAGTCTAAAGTTTGACTCGCTAAAGCTATGGATCCATCTTTTACATTTTCTCTATAAAGTTGTTCTTTGTCCGCTGTTTCTTTTGCAAGTCTTTCTTTTTCTAAAGCTATTAACTTATCGTTTGCAATTACTTGATTGTCAATTTCTTTCTTAGCTAATAAATATTCGTTTTCTGCCTCCTGCCTGTTTTGTGTATCTTCAAGATATAAAAGCCTTTTACGTTCTAACTCTGCAAGGTCTGACTCTTGTTTTAGTGTTAAAAGTTCTTTTTCCTTCTCTAATTTTTTTAGTTCCGTGTCTGCTTGTTCAGCTTCGAATGTTAGTTGAGCTTCTGCAAGTTCTTTTTCAGTATCGTATTTACTTTGTATTAAATCTTTTTGCTCTTGTAAAAGTCCTGTAGTGTTTGTTAATTGCTCCGACCTTGCACCGTTTAATCTTTCTTCAACATCAATTAAATCTGTTTGAAGTTGGTAAATTTCATTATGTCTTTCTGCGGTTGCTCCTAATAAATTTTGCTCATTTTGTAAACCCGCTATTCGTGCTTGAATAGTTGATTGTTCTGCTTTAAATTGTTTGTCTATTATACCTCCTAATTTACTATTGGCTTCTATACGTTCCGCAAGTCCTTTCGACGTATCATCTCTTACTTGTCTTTGCAGTTCCGCTTGGTTTTGAAATGATAATTGTAAACGTGCTTGTTGTAGTGCTAATAATTCAAAGTTCTTTTTATTTCTTGTTATTGCTTCCGCTTGTGAAAACGCTGCCTTTGCATCTATTTCGCTAATTGCTTTTATACCATCTTTTGCAAGTATAGAAACACCTGTAACAACTTCATTAACTGCTTCTCCTATATTTTTACCAATAACACCAACTTGCTTAGCAGTATCTTCGGTTGTTTCTTTTAGTTTTATACTTATTTCATCAAGGTCTTTTAGTGCTTTATTTACTCCCTCATCATCTCCAAAAACTTTTTCGTATGCTAATTTTAAGGAAACAAAACCAGCTTGCAAAGTTAACACAGATGCTTTTAAAGTATTAAATGCTAACTTAACAACACCACCGACAACCGCACCAAGTGCATTAAAACCTCCTGTAGCTTCTGAAATTTTAGCAAATATATCTGTAAACTTATTTATTAAGTCGTTTGTAATTATTGAAACAGCAGTAAAAGTTGTATTAACAAAATCTACAACTTTTTGATTTTCTCTAAATGTTTCACTTAATTTAGAAACTAAAGCCACGATAAGACCTATTATACCCAAAGACTTTAAAGCATTGTTTATTGACATTATACCGCTTTTAGTACCCTTTGAAACTTCGGTAAGTCCTTTTAACCCTTTAGCCTGTTTGTCTACTGATTTAATACTTTCTTTTGAAGCATCCTTATAAACTTCTCCCATTTCTTTTGCTTCTTCATTTAAAGCTTCTTGTGCCTTATCTGCTTCTTGCAATTTAGAATATAGTTTGTTTATAGTATCAATAGACTGGTTTGCGTTGGTTGTAATATTTATTACTTTCTCTATTGCCATTATTTAGATTTTAAAATCCTTTTAA